TCCTGTATTCAGTTGAATCCCAATCAAGTTTATCTAACAGGTCAAGTTCTCTTCTTAGTTTGGATATCTCCATTTTATACTACAGTGGTGAAAACTTTAAGTTTTATATCAGCTTAAAAATAAACTCTCACTATATTATAAAATGTCTGGTGGTATTGCCCAACTCGTAGCCGTCGGTGCTCAGGATGTACACCTTGTCGGTCAGCCCGAGGTCAGCTTCTTCCGCTCCACATACAAACGTCATACAAACTTTTCCCAAACTGTCGAGCGTCAGGTCATTCAAGGCAACGTCGCTAACAACGGTATGTCCACCGTTCGCTTCGAGCGCAAGGGTGACATGCTCAACTATGTCTATCTCGTCCCCAACACTGGCACAGCAACAGCGACTGTCGCTGATTGGACTACTGTAATTTCCAAGGTAGAATTATTAATTGGAGGTCAACTTATTGATGAACAAGATTCTACCTTCTCTACACACATCGCTCCCCGAACTGCCGCGACCTCCTACTCCAAATGTGCTGCTGGTAATATCTATGGTGGCTCAGAAAATGAGAACTTTTACCCACTTCGCTTCGCTTTCTGTGAGAACTGGCAAAGTGCACTTCCACTCATTTCTCTCCAGTACCACGACGTAGAGCTTCGAATTACTTGGGGTGCTGCAGCCGCTGATAACAGTTTCAAGTGGGACGTATACGCCAACTACGCGTATCTTGATACCCAGGAGCGTGAGGTCTTCGCTTCCCAGCCCCAAAACATGCTCATCACCCAAACTCAGAAGACGGTTGCCTCTGGTAACAAGATTCAGGAATTGAACTTCAACCACCCCATTAAGTATTTAGCTTCTGGAAGGGGGGATGGTAACATCAATATCCTAGGCACTACTAACAAGCTTAAGCTCCAAATCAATGGTACCGATGTTTCTGACTTCAAGTTTGCTCACCCCAATTTCAGCACTGTACCTCTCTTCTACCACACCTACTATGGCGGTGGTTATCAGATGAATTACCCCAGGTATCTTTTCTTGATGCCCTTCTGTCTCGACACTAGTAAGCTTCAGCCCACTGGCAGCCTAAACTTCTCCCGTCTTGATTCGGCTCGTATCATCAACGATACCGAGACTGTCGATCAGGATGTATATGCCGTAAACTACAACGTCCTCCGTATTGAAAATGGTATGGGTGGTTTGTTGTACTCGAACTAAATCTTCTCTGTATTTATTAAAAGATGTTTTGGATAGCAGTATTTCTCCTTGCCATCGTTTTTGTATTGACGTACGATCCTAACTCCAGGACACTCGAAAAGTTTGTTGGTCAACCCACACAACCAACAAGCAAATCGTGTGAAAATGCGCATTACGAAGCCGTTCAATTTGCCCAGAGCCCGTATGAATGCCCCACCGTTGGTAAGACTAAGATGGGTGCTGTGATGTAGAAAGCTTAAAAAGAAAATGACATTTTCATTTATAAATGGTTCCAGTCAATAAAGACACTCTATTCATAGTTGCAGCGATTGTTTTTGCACTTGGCTTGATTTACATGTTTAAAGAGTTAAAACAGGCTAAAGAAGATATCGAAGGTTTTAAAGGTTTCTCAGCCCAGGTCGTTCGACACTTAGCTCCACCCCCAGAGCCGGTTTCTGCTCCAGTTCCTGTACCTGAAAAGAAGCTTGAAGATATCGATGAGGTCGATGAAAAATCCGAAGAATAATCATATCCACTTATTATAACTTGCGAATGCGCAATGAAGAAGTACAAAGCGATTGCAGTACCGGTTACTTTTACCGATGGGAAACCGAGATTTCTCACAGTAAGAGACTGGAGATTTAAAGATTGGATTTTCGTAACGGGTGGGTGTAGAAGACGAGAAATTTACAACCCCTTGAGATGTGCCCTACGAGAATTAGAAGAAGAGACACGTGGTGTTGTGTCACTCAAAAATGGTGAATATACAGAATTCAAATTTATACATAAAGAAAGCCCAACAGTAGACCTAGAATATAACGTATTCATATTCTTTGTCAATTACAATCGATCAGAACAACAAACACAAATCCGTAAGTTTTACGAAGAAAAACACAAAACACAAATCAAAAAGATGAACAATCAACCCATTCGTAAAACCCACGATGAGAATGATTTCATGAGTTATGACACACTAGAAGAATTCAATGGACGTAAACGATGGAAGCTAATCATAGATAATGTTATTAAGAATCCACAATTTTACGCGTGTATAAGTTCTCACAATAGAAAAACCTTCTCTATTAAATAATGAAGTCCAAGGCTTTTATTTTAAGACAGATTGGTGAACTACTCGAGAAGAATCGAGGACTATGTGAAGAGGAGATTCAACAGTGGTACAAAGAAAATGAAAGTAAAACGGTTTACGAATTACTCACTTTTAAAAAGCAAATTTCTCAAAATCAAGAATATCAGGACGTATCATGTATGAAATGGTTTAGAGATGAAGAACAATAATAAGGTATGTTTAAGAATTGGTACACCTCCCAAAAATTCAATAATGCTACCAATCTATCACATGTGCTCATGGACGGAGGTAAACTCTCAGTGCCATTTGATAGATTGAATGAATTTTACGATAAGTATATAGAATCTGTAAAATCTGGTGAGAGGATTTACGTCGTCGAGCAAAAGAGTGAGACCTATAACTTTTTCGTTGACATCGACTATAAAGATGTCGATCCCCTAGGTATTGACGATATCCGTGATATATCTAAAAATATTTGTGAAACTGTTAAATTTCATGGTGGTAAAGAATGTCTCGTTTCTGTATCACCACCAAAGGTGTCTGGAGATCTAATGAAAACGGGTGTACATCTCAACTGGCCTAATTTCGTGGTTGATCAGAGTTCAGCCGTCGCACTTCGCGAACATATTCTAGTGTCTCTTTCTAAATTTAAGGGTGATAAGGACTGGAATCAAATTATTGATTCATCTGTGTATGGTGACACACGTAGGAAGACTAAAGGAAGTGGGTTTAGGATGCCATGGTCATACAAACGAGCAAAACATGAAGCATGTGGGGGTCAGGGGTGTAAGGATTGTGAACATGGTAGGGTCGATCAGTTGGCTTATCTCCCAGTTTTTATTTATAGGGCTTCTCTTGTGAGAATAAGTCAAGAACCGTCAGTTGAAATTCTTAAAATGTCAGCTGTTAGAACTGACGCACCCAGTACAGTTTCAGTGGAATCACCTTCAGTATCTATACGAGTCAAGGAGGATTCTTTTCCAGAAGATCAAACTAATAACGAAATTTATGATGAGGAATTGAAAAACAGAATCGAAACGTTTATTCGAAAAAATATGGAGGGTCAAGGGGGTGCATATCTCACTAAACTATTCAAAAACAAAGAAACGTATTTCGCGGCGACGACTTCTAGATACTGTGAAAATGTAAAAAGAAATCATAGTTCGAATCATGTATGGTTTATACTTAGTGGAAAGTTCATTCTCCAGAAATGTTTCAGTCGACATGAAACTATTTTGGGACGTCGTGATGGCTTTTGTGAATACTTTTGTGGACGCCGACATCAATTGACGAGTGACATTATTGATAAACTTTACCCTAAAAAGGAGGTTATCAGTAAGTGTCCGGAAATCAAAAAAGTTGTAGAAAAACCAGAAATTAAACAGATGGACGTAAAACCAGATCTTGAAAACTTCATTAATAAGAATATGAAGTGTAACGATGATACACGTGTGGTTAATGTAACTAGGGATAAAAACAATTTTTTAGTGTTAACCACATCTAACTACTGTGAAACTATTTCTGGTGTACATGAGAATAAAACTATGTCATATATCATTACTAAAAACAAAATAAAACAAAAGTGTCCAGTATGCAAGAAAAACAACGGAAGAACTCACATCTTACTCCCTAAAATAACTAGTAAACTTCACCCTAAAGATACTTAAACAGAACAGTGTTTAAAGTATATAAATGGTAGTTAGTACTCGTTCTCGCTTTGGTAGGGTTATAAAGAAGCCCGTTCTTTATATACCAGTAGAAACTGTACTAGATGACGATTATGCTACAGATGATCACGAAGATTTTGAAGATGATTCAGTAATTGATACTGAAGATGAATATAACTCAGAAGAAGGTAGTGATGACGATTATGACGAGGACGCTGATGATAATGGTAATCTCAAGGATTTCGTGGTAGATGACGAAGAAGCGAGTGAAAGTGAGGAAGAATTAGCTTAAAAAAAACAGATTCTATATTAGAAATGGAAACTGATATTGGTAATCCTATTGAGTATAGCCCAAACCTTGATCCTTTAATTCAGGAGAAGAATGAAGATAATAAGGATGAAATGATT